CTGTGCCTAGACACCAGATGTACGCTTGGTTCTCTACTTGACCTACACCGAACATAGCAAAGGGAACCCCTTCACCGTCTAAGGCTGTCAAGGTAACGTCATCACTCTCAAGAGCACTCAAGAGCGACTGACGGGGCTCGTGGCCCATACAAGCTATCTCTATCTGGTCTGCTCTACGCATATACGGATATATCATAGCTGCGTGGTCGTGGGTCGCTACCACTACGGAACACTTCCCGTGTCTACTGAGGACTTTATCCATATCGGTTTGAGCGGGAGTGAACAAAGGATTCAAACTCGGCGCTTTGGAAGGTACTCGGAAGAGCACTCTCGTTCTCGATGGTGATAGTTGTATCTTGTGCTTTGGTGAACACAGGGAAGCGGTAGAAGCCACTATTGAGGCTAAGGGAACCAAGTACAGAGGAACCTACAACATCAGGAGTAAAGATGTTCGTATAGGTATCACGGAACTTAGGGGTCACCTTAACTTTAAAGTAAGCTGACTTAGCAAAGTAAAGCGAGCCGTTCCTAATCATCAGTTTGGCGGCATTACTTGGACTCTTTCCGTTCCCTGCTTTAGCTTTGAAGAGCTGCTCAGAGAACGTGTACGTCATCGTGTAAGGGATACCTACCCAGACATCTGTATTGGTTGACACAGGGCTGCTAAGGGTGACCGTAGCGCCGCTATTGGTGCAGTTAAGGGCTAACCCATCAGTCGTGTAGACCTGCACTGAGTTGTTTGCTGGGGTGTACGGTAGGGTGATTGTAGAGGAGCCATTGGTGACTGTATTTGCTACTCGCATATCAAGGTGAGTAACGTAACCAGCAGCGTCCGATAGACCAGACTCCAGAGGCATCTCTACGATGTTGGTTTCTCCGTTGTTGGTGATGACTGCGTAGAGAGTGGACTCAATGAACTCTATGCCTCGTATCTCACCTGTGAAGGTAAACTTCGACCAAGCACTCAAGACTTTCTGATTGTTGTTCCAGAAGTAATTGTAGACGTAAAGAGAACTTGGTTCCTCTCCACTTACGAGTGCTATGATGTCCTCCGAGGATGTCCCTGCCATATCCACAATGTTCTTTGGGATATACGACGGAACGTGCTCGGTCACCTCAGCGGAGTCATAGACATCCGTATTAGCATTCACAGTAAACTCACGAAGACCTGTGTAGGCTCCACGGGTGAATGGGTAGTAGATGTAGGAACCTAAAGGTAAAGGGTCAATGTCCGATGTATAATCAAAGTTAGTGATTGGATTAATACTGACAGTCTTTGGCGTAAGTAAGTCTCCACCTTTAAGGGCAAACTGAGCAGACTCAGAGAACAAAATAAGGTTCTCTTGGAAGCCTACGGCGCTCTTTAGGTTTGTGACCTGTTTAGAATTAACAGACACGTCAATAGGAGCAGAGTCCAATAAGGTTGTTGTGGTGTTTCTAAAGAAGTTAAAGAAGTGACCCGCTTCGGAGAAGATAACATTATCTCCTGAGAGCATTACTAGTCTGTTCTTGAAGAGACCAATGTTGTTAATCTTTTTGCCTACAAAGGAGGGCATCGGGTTGGTATCATCATCCCCTACGGTACGTGAATCCCAAGAAACTTCATTAAGAGTGAATGAGTCTACACCATCGTTGACTAACGTAAGGGGCATCGTTGAAGCATCAAAGCTTTGAGAAATAGCGAAGCCAATAGCTTCCTCCCAAGAACCCTCACTCCAATCGCTCCCATTACTAGTTTTAAACTGAACGTAGTAATCATCTTGGTCAATTTCAGGGTCTCCTATGATTTTAATCTTAAAGTCATTAGGACAGTTTAAAGGTAAAGATGTGAGAGCGGATGTCTCTTTATATAATAAGCCTAAACCATTCCCAGCCAAGTCATCCTCAGTCCTAATATAGAAGTCGTCGGAGGATGCTGTAGATTTTAAGGTGAAGCGTAACCCATTTCCTTTATTATCAAGGGTAAAATAAGTTTTAAGAGTGTTGTTGCTGTTTGCGTCAGCATAAAGACGATTGATGATACGAGTTGACCTCGCGCCCTCACCACTTGAGCTATTATAAGAAGCTTGCTCAGTTGTGGTTGTCACTGTTCCTATCGATGTTCCGCCCCCTGACGGGCTCGGTGCGGCAGGATAAGAGGCAACTACATAACCCGTGTTTAGAAGAGACATGTTGTTTGTATAGTTAACACCATTATACTTAAACCCTGTTACAACTCCCGAGCTATTTGTAGTTAAATATACCGCACCCTGTCCTGATGAATAGCTTGATGAATTAAGCCAAAAAATTTCTGAGTTGGTTGCATAACCACTCCCTCCGTTACTTATCGTAAAAATAGTACGGATTACGGGGCTTCCAAAATTATCATAATAAATTATCTGACTATTATTGGTGAGTGTTGCTGTCTGGTTCTCGTTAAAAATTATAGAGTATTTTTTTGAATAGTCTCCTTGCGTAACAAATACAAAAGCATCTTTATTTATGGGGTCAGAGATGTCCGTAGAGGAGTTTATGACATTTTGTTTGGTATTCAACAGAAACGTATTATCAGCAACCGTAAGCCCCTTCATATCCTCACGGGCATTTGAAACATCTAGGTAACTATCGTCAGCGGGTGTATAACCACCAGTAGAACCATCAATACTAGCCTCATTACCAGTAATTATATTCCAAGCGTGTAGCTTAGTCCCGTCATGAATAAGAACATACTTCTCCGTATCACTTCGATTAACAAAATGAACAAAGCTATTCGCACCAATAGCCGTATCTAACAACTTAGCGATGTGCCGAGTGTTGGGGCGTTTCTTCAAGCCTTCTGCAACAGAGCTAAGAGCGTTTACTTGCTCCTCACACTGTCCATCAAAGCGTGTAGCATCAGGTTGTTGAGAGACACCTTGGATAAGGTTGGGAACACTGGTGTTAATTAAAGCCATTGTTTATGTAAGGTCGTAGTTGCGATTAAGACCAATTCTGGAGGCCACATCGTAGTTGTCAAATATAGTTCTGTCGGAGCTTCCGCTGTCAAATTCAGTGAGAGCAGCATAAGCTTTGTATTCATCGCGAGCAATTAACGCTTCTAGTTCACGAGAGCCAACAACTCGTCCTTGGAACACGCGGGATGCTTGCAAGGTGATATAACGTCGAGCTGGTTCTGGTAGGGACTCCCAATCTAGGAGACGTGTTTGGTTCACCTTGAGAGCTTTGGTGAACGCTTGGGTGTTGTTGGAACGGTCAAAGAGACTTAAACCACGCTGTACGACATCTATTGAAGTGTCGATGGGGTCTAGCTCAAGGATGTCCTCTGATAAAGTTATGGAGCCATCCCCAGCAGGTGCTAGGGTGACGTTTACTTCTGTGTTGAATTGCCAACCCTCTGACTGAACGGAACGACTAATCTCATCAAGAGCAGAGATAGCAGTAGCAGCGGAAACAGGGAGTGCGTTGGTGTTACTAATACTGTTCACAGGGCTTTCGCCAATGTGTCCTAGCATTGAATTAACTGCTTCTAGTTTGGAGGTCAGAGTGGGCATATTACTTCTATATAAAATTAAAGGGAGTTAAAAAGAGACCCCAAGGGAATTGCCCAAGGGGTCTCAGAATTAATAAGGGTATTGCTTACGCAGGGAGAACCTTAACGGCACATTCTGGACGTAAAGCTCCATGACCCATTGCATATTTAGCAACGAACAGAGTACCTTGACGTTGAATCTGGTACTCGGACTCAGTAGCCAAGTCGAGCAACTTAACAGTACCGATAGCTTCCTTAGTACCTGCAAGGAAACCCTTGGCAGATGCCGAGCCGCTAAGAGCGGAGAAGTCACCATTGTAACCAGAACCAGCGCTACCGAACACGTCATTGTTAGACGAGCCATCACCAGTTGCAACAGCCGAGTCATCACCGAGACCGATGATTGAATCAAGATGGTTGCTCTTGAAGAGGTTGATACCAGCGACCTGAGCAATCTTACCAGTTGCAACATTACCAACACCACCTGTGTCACGATTGATCGCAACGTTGTCAGCAGTGAGGAGAGTGTAATACTGGCTTGGAGTTAGGACTGCGAAACGACCTTCATCAGGAGCGTCTTTCTCGTCAAGCGAGCGAGCAACAGCATACAGCGAGTCAACAAGACCAGCAGCAGTTGTAGTAGTAGCACCAGAGATGCTTGTACCACTGTTACCACCAACTTGAGATGTACCACCAGCAGCAGCGAAGAGAGTCTTCATTGTTGCGATGTCGAAGCGCTTAGCAAGAGCCTTTCCAAGCTCCTTAGCGTAGATGCTACGGACGTCGTAGTGGTTCTTTAGCTCGTCAATGTTAGCAATGAATGTCGAAGCAATCAGAACGTCATCAATGTTGATGGTGCGCTCAGCGTGCTTGATAGACGAGAGGTAACTATTGCTTGCATCCACGATGTCTTCACCGACAGTGTGGTACTTAGCGTCAGCGATACCTGTAACAGGGAACTGAGCTGTTTTACCAGACTGAATGGTGCGAACCATGTGGAGGTCTTTCATGATATTCTGCTCCTCGAAAGTAGTCAGAATTTCACCAGAGAACACTTTCAGGAAGAGTGCATTAGCATCTCCTGTAGCGCCGATTTGTCCCAAACGGGACGGACTTGTATTAGCCATTATATATTTTCTTTTTGAGTTAGTTTACTTTGAATGTAACTCCCAGAGTGGGGTTACAGGTTAGGTGTTCTTACTCACTTGGTTCACGCCTAGGTTATCCTCCTCGGAGGGCCTCTTTGCTACTTCTTGTGTCTTGGAACGAAAGTTGTTGATGATAGGTAGAGCCTTAGCTCGATACCTGTTTAAATTGGTTTGCTTCTGGTCACCCTTAGGGTTAGCCACTCGTTTCCAAGCACTACCTCCACCGTTCCAGATGAACAGTAGGTGGTCTGCTGTGGGGTCTATACCGAGTGAGCTGATGTGCTTTGCGTAGTGCCTCAGAACTACATAGGCAAGGTGCTCACTGAACACGGGGTCAAAGGCGTCCGTATGAGTGGCATTGAGTCCTGTTATACGGTTGTAATCTTCTACCATTACTTTGTGTATCTGGTAGTGTCCGTAAGCTGCTCCATCGTCGCCCACAACATCGTGAGGGCTATTAGGATACACTTCCCACTGAGGGATAAGCTTAACGAAATCTTTAAGGGTGATACTGGTTTCCGCTGGGCAACAGCCGAGCAGTGCTAGCGATGCTAGGATATATTTAATCATTTTCTAAATCATTCACGTAGTCGAGGATGCCCCCGATGGTTTCCCGTTCAGAGGAGCTAAACTCGTATTGGTCTAGCTCCTCGATGAACTCAGGAATCCTGCTTTCTCTTAGTGTCACGCACCCACTCATTAATACGAGCGCTGTGCTTAGTGTGACGACGAGAGGCAAGTTCTTTAACATAGGCTGTTCTTAATTGTAGAAACATCGCTCCAATCTTAGGGAACGCAATCAGTAGCTGAACGATAAGACTAATCACTTATCTTTAGCTTTACCGATGTTGAGAGCGAGCCAGTCTAGGACTTTATAAGCCTTGGCTGCCACAGCATCATCTTTAGGGGTTGGGGTGAGAGCAGCAATAGCAGAAGCAGCAGCTACGATAGCCGTTGCAACCACAAGGAAGTTGTCTGCATTAGAGATGAGGTAAGAGATAATTTCAGTCATAGGTTACTTTTTATGTAAGGTTAAAAGATTGAGGAAACAGACATCCGCTTCTCTACGTTTTCACGATAAGCTGGATCACTGGCATAACGAGGGTCACGCATAGCTTCAGTAACTTGAGCAGTGGAACCAAATGGCTTCACACCTGAGTCACCTGAAGTAGACCCTTGAACAAGAGCAGGGCCTTTGCCACCAGCAGCTTGGAATTGAGCGTACATACCTTTTACTGTGATACGTGCTTGCTCTACTGAAGGGCCTTCTACGATAGCGTTAAAGGCATCGAGATCACCATCAGCCATATTCTCAGCAGCCCACTCAGCCATAGCTTCGTAGTTACCTGCACCACCAATGGACTCTTGGATGGAAGAGGCTTGCTGAATAGACATAGCTTCTTGACCAGCGATGTATTGTTCAACGAAAGAACGAGGCAACCCAGCAGCTTCAAGAGCGTCAAAGGTACTGTCAGATAGCTCACCGCTTTCAGCAAACTCATTACGAGCACTCTCAACAGCACCTGTGGTAACCTCAGCACCTGCTGGTTCTTCCACACCCTTCTTGGCAGCTTTCTTCTCAGCTTTTGGCTCGGACATCTTCTTTTGAAGTTCCTTATAAGCCTTAGCCATATCTTCAGGGTTATCAAACTTTTCATCGAGCCACTCAGGACGCTCCTCTTTGGGAACCTCATCTTCTTTGAGCTGCTCTTCGATAGTCTCTTTGCCCTCTTTGGGGTCTGCTTCAAGCGTTTGATTACGCTGTTGTGCGGCTTCTTCTTGCATAGCCGCTTGTGATTCAAGGGAGATATTCTCTTCCTCGTTCACTTCATTGATTTGTACTTGATGTAGGTCAGCCATATTCTATTTCTATTATTCCTCTACGGGAGCTTGTTCTTGTTGTACTTTTGCTTGGTCAGAGATTGCTTTGATACCACTGGGGCCTAGCTTCTCTGCCATTTGCATTTGTTGGGCTTGTTGGGCTTCTTGAGCCATTTGTTCGTCAGACTTAACTAACCCATCAGTTTTAATACCGAGGGAGGTAGCACGTCGTTTAAAATATTCACCTACGTTCACGTATTGAGCTACAGCTTCAGGCCCTACTACTTGAGCAGCACCAGCTAGGAACATATCTAGCTTCTGTAAATCGTGACCACGCCCGAGGGCTTCAACACCTGTAATGATAACAGGATTGATGATGTCCTTTGGAAGCTTTGGTAGCTTCTTCTTCTTGCGCATCACTTCCATGAGGCGATTCACCATAGGCATCTGGAGCTCAACTGAGAGCAACGAGTAGAGACCACCAATGGCAACCTCTAGCTCTTGTCCAAGCATACGGATTTCTTCAGCAGTAACACGCTCGGCATTACGTACCACACCAGAGGTCAACAAGAAGGCGTGACCGAGGCGTTCCTCGATCTTTACGATGCTCTCTTGAACAACTCGGAAGTCATTAAACTTGTTGAGCTGGAGAACGGAAACATCAGCAGCGTTGCCTTGTGCGATAGCTCCATTAGGGGCTTCTGCTAAGGTCTTAGCTCTGGTTGTACCGTTGGGATTCACGAGGAAGAGAACCTTAGCGGCAGCAGCAGAGCCTTCTACAAGAGCTCTTTGGAGGCTCTCAAGGGATTGCAGGTCGCCTAGGTACTCTTCGACGTATCCACGTCCATAGTCCTCACCGTCAATACGGGAGAAGCGGAGGGGGATAAAGGGATTCTTGTCGAGGGCGTAGAAGCCTTCACTATCAGGGATAAGGTTACCGTTGATTTCTTGCCAGACCTTCCAGCCATTCTCTTTGCGGCACACAGCAGTGAACAAGTTGACTTCGTTGTCAGCTCCTTCACTATCAGCGTTCCCTGCAATGTCTCGCATCTCTTGGGAGAGGGACATATAGGATAGCTGTTCTTTGGTGCTGATGTAGAGAATATTGCCCATAGGGTCACGCTCGACGGTGTAACGGTCAAGATGGAACACACGCATACCACCCTCGTCTGGAAGGTAGATAAGAGCGTTACCAGAAATGATAAGGTGCTTCAGGGCTTCGTGTAGAACGGTGCGATAGGTCTCACGACTAATCTCGTCCATCACAGACTCTTCGACTTGCTGAAGGGACTTCTCAATCTCAGAGATTAACTCTGGTGGAGCGCCTTCTTGTTCAAGTCCGTGGTTGTCTACGTTGAGACGAAAGAAAGGGGCATTGGGTGGAAGGAGTGCTAGTAGTAGTTTAGATGCGAGGTTATTCACTCCGCGAGCCCCAATGCCTTGAAATGGTGTTTCTAGGCGGCTATGTGCGCCAAAACCTTCCTCGGTCATAATGTAAGGAAGGGTGAGCTTGGAACACTGGCGAGCTCGGTCTACGTATTGGTATCGCTTACCTTCCAGTTTGGAGTAGAGTGCTTGAGCTGTTTCAGTATTCATATATTGTTTCTATAAAATAAGCCCTGTCTGAACAGTGGCGTCCTTCTGTTGGGCATAAAGTCTCACCGATTGAGGTTAAGGAGCTCTAATTGAACGGACAGGGCTAAAGGGTGTATTAAAGGTTATCTTCGAGGGTGTCAGGGATTAAATAGCTGTCAACGACGGACTGAGCTTCGATGTCATCCAACTCATAGTCGGATACATCCAGCGCCCACTTGTCGTCTGCTGTAGGGACTGGGGAGGTAAGCCACCGTGTTCCCACACCGTCATTCCAGTAGGAGAACCCTAGGTACTTTCCTTCTTCGTCAGCACGTTCTAGGGCGGCTTCTTCAGTTTCGTAGATTAGATACATTAGTAGATGTCGTATTGATTGTTAATGTTTGCTTCGATGGCAGGACGGTTGGCTGTCTGGTCGGAAGCGTAGTAGATTACTTCGGACAGGAAATG